CCTAGCCCTCAACAGCTTTTCGTTCATCGGCTACCTCTCGGCTTTCCGTTTCGGGTGATAATCATTTGAGTCTTAGTTTAGCACGTCATCTTCGTCGTCGTCGTTATCCGCGTCCTCGTCGTTCTCCAACAACTCGGCGGGGATAATGCACGACTCGCAAACGGGCTTTTCATCGACCTCAACCAGATACGGCTTAAGCTCCGCGATATTGGTGGACAAACTCATGGTGTTAACCCTTTTCCTAGATCAGGTGATTCTCGAACAACAGTGAAAGTGACGGTAAATCGTCATAAGCCGGATGGGGTGTCGAATCTTCAATATGGGCCTGTAACGCACCAAGGCCCGATTCCCCAGGGGGGCCAGGGGAACCCGGAACTGCTAAACCGATGGGGCCAACGGGGTATTGTTCTAACGCATTGATGGGTCCGGGTACATACTGTTTTACTTCGACAACCGAGCCGGGTTGGAGACACAGATTAGTCATGGGTAACCACTAAATCTACTTGAACTGCGCCCTGCCAAACAATACAAACAGGCTCTCCGTCCCGGTAAAGTAGCACGTCGCCATAACCGTCTGTCCAGCCCCACCCCATAGACTGCTCGGCGGTCCACTGAATAACCACACAAACATTTTGACCTTGCTGTACTACGTTCGCGGTAAACTCAAACAGGAGATTACCGGTAGGGGATTCATCGTCACGAACCTGCGCTTTAGCGGCTAGGTTGGAGATAGAAACGGGGGGCTGACCTGTAGCCGCATCTACAATAGGCCAATAAAAGCCCGTCGTAATACCTTGCTTGCATGTCAGGTTAGCCATAGCAACGAGTTTAGCAGACAACAAAGCCCCCAACCCTTTCGGGTTGAGGGCTTTGCTTTAAGTAACCTCACCATCCTTTCAGTCGGTACTACCCTAATGAAAGATCAGGCGCGGGAGACCCCAAGGCCGGTAGACCAGACGATGCCCTTGCCGCTGTCCCAAATCACAGCGCCGCCGAACTGACGGAGCTTCAGAGTGATCGAATCCGAGTCGAAAGAACCCTCGAACGGGCTGACCGAAGCCGAACCCAGGAAGTTGCCGACGTGGTTGTCCACGAACAACTGGGGGGTCTGGTAGCCGCGAAGCTCAAGCCGCTCAAGGATCGGACGCCGCGAGGCACCCGGCTTGGGGACAAGCGCCCACTGTTCACCCGTAAGCCATTCGGTCTCAACCACAGTCACGCCCGCCAGCGGGTCGTAGCCGTTGATCTGGTACTTGTAGACCGGATCAGAACCCTTGTCCGCCGAAACCAAGGTCTGGTTCAAGACGAAGTTCACAAACACAGCCTTGCCGACAGGCACCAGCAGGTTGAAACTCGGGTTGATCTTCTGCGCACGACCGTTGATCTTGCGCTCGCCAAGCTCGATGATGGCGCGAATGACCGCATCCCGAGAGAACGCAGCGTTCGGAACAACCGTCGCACCGGTCGGGACCAGACCGCCAGCAAGGTCCGAAGTGATCGGCAGCTTGGTAGTCAGGGCTGTGTAAACGTCCGATTCCTCGGTGTCCAGAGCAACCTCGTTCAGTGCCTCAGGCAGAGCTTCGATAACGCCGAGACCGTCGTTGATGCGGGCCTCAAGGGTCCAGTCAGTCTTTAGACCACGCTTCTGCACACGAGCCCCAGCAACCGTGTCACCGGAGATGTAGGCGTACGGGTAGACGGTGCCCTCGGGGATAACCGGAGCCTCACCATGCGCACCGATCACCTTGGACTCGTTGCCGTCGCCGTCGTTCCACGAACGGTTGAGACCGTACAGGGTAACGTCGCGGAAGTCCGGAACCACTCGGGTGCCAGCGATCTGACGCCACGTACGCGGGGCCTCATCGAAGTTCGGCACGAAGTTCAGCGTGGCAAGGTGCGCCAAGTTGAACACCGCATCCGAAGTAGTCAGAACCTCGTGCAGCGTGCCGGTAGCAATCCGGTTGCCCATAAGGTGCTGTTCCATGAGGTCACGAACCGCAGCGACCTTGCGCTCGGTCACGCCGTTGACCAGCTTGAGGCGACCGTCAAGCGTCAGCTTGTTCTTGTACTCTCGCTTCTGGGCCATTGTCATGCTCCAATCCGAACCGGCGCACGTCCGGCTGTCTTGCGGAAGGACACGGGGTAATCGGTCCAGCCATAGTGGATAGTGTTGTTGCCGTCCGCAGTCAGAGTCAACGCGCCAGTCGCCTTGGTCATAAAGACCTCAACGTCGTTGGCTGTGCTCGTCAGCGCACCGGTCACGGCGAACTCGAAAGTGCCGTCGTAGGCGAACGAAGCCTGACCGTCAGCCAGAGAAGCGCCACCGTTCTTGTAGGTCACCGAAGTGATCCCCGGAACCGGGTTGCTCTTGGTGCGGGTCGCGGCCCCATCGGCAGTCAGCGAAACGGCGGGGCGGGTACCGAAAATGACGGGCACCCCCGGCTGAATCGTGGTCTGCGCAGCGGGGAAAGTGATGCCCGACACCAGACGAGCGCGATGCATCGCCTCGGTGCTAGCGAAAATCTTGTTCAGAGCCATGCTCACCAACCCCCAACGGTTGCGTTGAACTCGGAACCACCAACGATGCGTCCGACCGAAGCGGCCTCAGCGTCCTTGAGTTCCTGAATGTATGCCTTCTCGGCGGTGATCGCGTCAGCGATCTTCTTGCCAGCCGTCATGGATTCCATCACACGCACACGAGCAGACTTGGGCAGACCGGCCTCAACCAGCGCCTCGGCAACCTCAAGCGGGTTGACCTCATCCTTGTCCGGCTCGGGAGCGGGCTTAAGAACCTCAGTCAGCGCGGTAAACTGCGCGGCCAGGGCGGCACTCACAGCTTCCACAATCTTCTGAATGTCCTCAGGCGTCATGCCTTCGTCCTTCCGTAGTGTTTCATTGTCGTTTAGATTACCACAAACAGCACGCTCGATAATCTCGGCCATTTTGCCGTCCCGACCACCACGCGGAACCAATGCGACTGCATTCCAAGGTGAAGGGGAGATTTCGGTTACATTCTCGTTTTCGTCCAGTTCACCAGCGGCCTCAATGGACAAATCCGCGTACGGGGAAAGCGCCTTTACGGTTTCCCGATGTGCCTCGAAAATGTCGGCACCGGCCCAAAGGCCCTTTGTCTTTTCGTCGTAGGTGGCGTCCTCGGAAAGCACACCAAAAGCATCCCGAACGTCGCGCTCATCAGGGCTGACGTGGTTGTAGTAAAGGAATGTGCCCTTGGGGAAAGCGGTCGAGCCACAGCGCTCAAGCATCGTTCCGGCGTAGAAGCCACTAGAACCTTGGCCTTCGGTGATTAGGCGCACTCGATACTTGGAGCCCGTAAGCTCCAAAGTGCTGTTCTCTACAAGTCGCTTTGCCATGTACTCAAGATTAGCACAGGGCTTTTATATAAGCTTTAGGGCGCTTTATCGAAACCAGATAAAACAGAAGTGTCAAAAGTATACCTTTTTAGGTATACTTTTGACACTTTGTTATGCGTAAGGCTACAAACTCCACGCTAGGGGCCATGTGGTGGCCCCGATCAAGCCGTCCTTGGTGACGCCCGCGAAAATCTGCATCGCCTGAGCAGCAACCTTCGTCTTGGCGTCGTACACGCCGGTTACGTCCACCTTGTAGCCCTTGGCCTTAGCCTGCGTTTGCCAGCGCTTCAAGTCCGAACCGTAACGATACTTGCCGCTCACGCTCTTGATGCTCCACAGCGGCTTCTCGGGGCCGAAGTACCAACCCTTGGGCAGCGGGAACGCGGGGATCGTCACAGTCGGGATGGTGGGCACGTGTGCGATCTTGTCGGCCACGGCCTTGACATTAGCTGCGCTGCCCTTAGGTTGCAAGTTAATCTCGAAGTGCATCTCATCCTTACGGCCCGCGTAGTCGCCGCCCCAACGGACCACGCCGTTAACCTCGGTCAGAATCTTGCGGATTTCCTTCGTCTGTGCTGCGCTGAACGTGCCAACCCGCCCGAGCCAATGGTCAGGCGCGTTGAAGTCCACCGCTGTGCCGCTCGCGTGGTTGCTGAGTTTGGTAGCGCCCCGAATAGCGCGGTAGTTCCAGCCCCACGACTTGGCCTTGTCGATCTTCTCGACGCGGGTGTTGAACTGATCCGCCACGTAGTTCAGTACCGTGTAAACATCGCCCTTTCGGACCTTGCCTGTGACCCACGGGAAATCCGTCAGTAGCGGGTTGGTTGACTTCTCAATCCCGAGCCACCCGTTTTGTGAGTTGGTCATGCTTGTCCCTCCGTATCTGCATCATGGTTAGAAACCCCTTGCTCTGTGCCGCCAGCAACCGCACCTGCAACGCCCTGCCCTGATGTTACCTGAGCCGCAGCAGCCTTTTCGGCTCGCTTCGCCTCAACCTCCTTCGGGTCGGGCGGCAGTTCCTTGTGCAACTCAGGCACGCTGAGGATATCCAAAACCGCCGCACGGCCTTCGTCGCGGTGGACCAAGCCAAGTTCAACGG